GACCTTTTACAGTGTTAAAGCCGTTGTTTAAGATGTTAGCACCTTTAATTTCTTTTGTGTGCTGCATTGATCTAGCTAAAGCTTTAGCATACTTTGCACCAAGAGAACCATAAAGACCATCTTCTTCAGCTTCCTCAGTAATTGAGAATGCTAATGCGATTGTCTCGTGTGTATATCTTGATACAGTTCCTTCTCTTCCTGATTCGTAAGAGATTGCTGCTCCTTCTGATTTAGTAGGGGCTGCGCCAAAACCGATCATTTGTACATCTTCTTCAAAAGCTTTTTGTGATTGCTCTACAGAAAATAATTCTCTCCACTGTTCTGGATAACGATCGTATTCCATACCAAAAATAGTGTTGAGGCCTAGACTAAGTTGTTTTGTAAATAAAGATCTATTTAATGCCATAACCTACTCCTATATTCCTGCGCCTTGAACTGCCAATCTATGTTGATTGATAGTAACTTCAACTTTCGCATCAGCACCAAAATCATTCTCTGGCATATCAATTAATCTTAATACTCTTAAAACTCTTGTTCCGTTTGAAAGAGTATCATTGTCTAACTCATGCTGTGAATATCCGTAAGTAGAATCGCCAGCAGTTAATAGTACATTAGCTGTCTCACCAATATTGGCTTGAGCTATGGAACCATTACCAGCTTGCACTTTATATGTTATCATTGGATCGTCATATACATAAGCTTTTGCTTCTGTTCCTGCTTTCACAGTAGTGCCTGAAGCCCATTTTTTTAGGAACTTCACGTCACCTGTAGTTTCATCGACATATTCAACGCCGTAAAATACACCAATCGCTTTATCTGAATTAGCAAAGCTATCTAAAAATCCATCTGCTCCGAGATCTACGATATCGCCAGAAAAGAAATTTTGAGCTTGGCCGTTTTCGATTAGGTATTCATTGGCTCTGATTACACCGCCGGTTAAGTGTCTTAGTGGCACAAAACCTTGTGGTTGATTTGCGTTAGCCATTTTATTTTTACCTCCTTAAAATTGCCATTGCCTTACTCACCACCTGTCGTTACTTTAGATCTATGTTCTCGTTGAATAGGATTACCTGGTTGTTCTACTCTATGTAAGTCATTGCTGACTGCAAGTTCTTGGTTGTGTGTTTTTTGAGCATAATATTCATTACGCTCTGCAACCATTTCCTCTGGCATTTCGCAGAGAACCATTCCCTCAACGCCAATATAACCGGCAAATTTTCCATGGTCGATTGTAGCAACCGGAAAATCCTTTGGTAAATTTTTAGGATCTCTTGGTTGCCAGCCTTCTCTCATTCGCTTTGCCCAATTAGTTGGGTTATCTTGACCTAAAATGCTAGTCGCTACCCAACGTTGCTTATATCCTGGCCTCGCTGGTGGCGCCTCTAACAATGATGGCGGTCTCCAAGCTTTTTTACGAGAAAGCTCATCTCGTGTTTCTTTAGTTGTCATAATCAGGCTCCTTTACTATTGTCCTGTGTTGAAAGACTTGCAAGTTCTTTTGCGTATCTTTTCAGTGCCGCTGGATCGCTAATATCTATTCCGAATTTTTTAGCATTCACTAAATCATCAGACGACAGCTTAACGCTCTTAGCAGAACCCGATGTAGATCGAGAAACACCTGCAACTGGCGATTGCACTCTCTTCTGTTCAGAAGATATAGTTTTTTTATCATCTTGTGAAGTGTTTTTATCTGCTGTTTCTTGCGGATTTATTAAGTCAGGAAAAAATTTAGCCATTCTTTTATTTAATTCTTCGTAATAATCTGGCTCATTTACGTCATATCCCTCACTCGTAAGTTCATTATCTATACCTAAAGCTAATGAAGTAGCATCCATATGACCTGCTTTATTCCACCAACCTTTATTTTGAGCTATCCATTCTTTAGCTAATTCAGGCGGTTCTGTGCTTGCTGGTTGTTCTTTAGCTTGAGTTTTTTCTGGAATCTTTGATTGTCTTAAATCTGACATAGCTTCCATTAGTTCAACTTGTTTATCAGTTTCGCCAGCTTCAATAGCCTCTTTTAATTTTTGAGACACAGTTTTATATGTAGCCTCTTTTTCTTCTTTTTCTTTTTCTGCCATAGAAGATTCTATTTTAGATAATCTTTCTTCAAGTAATTTTGCTTTTTCTGTTGCAGCTCTAGTTTTTGCAACTTCTTTTGCAATACGTTTTTTTACTCTTTCAGAATAAGGTTCTTTTTTTATTTCTTCTATTTCAGATTTAAGCGTAGATAATTCAGATTCTAGTTCAGGTTTTTCCTGTCCTGAATCCTCAGAAGAATCTCCTTCAGTATCCAACTGTTTTTCATTGACTGCTTCTTCAATTGGATTTTGATTTTGCGATTCCTCTTCTTTTTCTTCATCAAGTGTTACCTCGATTTCTTTTAGTTCTTCGTCTATCATGGTTTAACCTCCCATGTGTTGCGTGATAGTGAATCACGTGTTTATATTTTAGTCGTTAAGATATCAGGGTTTGGTAAAACAGCTAATACCTCATCATCATTTAACAGGAGCATCTTAACGCCACTAACATCAATTTTACTTCCTGCGTATCTACCATATACTACATAATCGCCAGTTTTGCACCACGGTTTTTCGCTTTTATCATAACACTCATTTCCCATAGCTATAACTCGCCCTTTATTATTTAAGTAACTTTGATCTTCGACAGATTTATCAGTTAGAATAATTCCACCTTGAGTTTTTTTAACTGGTGCAACTGGTCTAATTAACATTCGAAAACCACATGGTATTGGTAGTTCTGCTGGATCGGCTATATCGTTATCTGTATGCCAATCTGTATTCATTACTACATTACTCATCTTCGAGTATGTCTCCTTTCATATATCGTTCTTGAATATCTTTTATGATATCCCTTGCCTTATCTAATCCATAAACTATTCCTACTGTTTTAACATACTGTTCGTTAGTATCAAAACCTGGGTTTATAGTTCGTTCAGATAAATCTCTTCTAGCTTTCTTTATTTCCTCTAAGATTGCTTCTGTTATCTTCAGCATGCTTAACAGCCTTTCTTATTGATTGTAAAGTTTTATCGTAATTTTGACTTAATTCTTTTGATGCAATAGCAAAAAGATTAGGTTTTAAAATTTGAATTTTTAATTTTTTATTTAAAAGAAACTTTTTAGCTTGTCGTATCTCTTCACCAGTAGGTCTATTTGACATTCTTATCTCTTTCTCTTTTCATATTCATACCTTCTTTCATAGCTTTTAATTGTAATTCTTTATTCAATCTATCTTGAACTACTTTATCTTTCTTCACGCCTTCTACGAATCTTGCTTTTCTAATATTCATTTCTTCAGCTTTTAAAGATATTTCAGCTTGATCTTTTTGAGCTTCTCTCTGTTCTTTTATTTGCTCTTCACTAGGAGGTTGACTTTGAGCTAATAATTGAGCAGTTTGAGCTTGGAATTGAGCTAAAAGATTTTCTATTTGAGGTGATAGTGATTCTTTTTCTTCATTAGACATAAAATTAGGAAACGGAGTTGTATTACCAGTTTCTTGGCTTAAAGTTTGCATTTGTTGTCTGTATTGATATGCTAAATGTTCTCCCATATGAGCTAACATAGGGCCTAATATAAATTGTTGAGCTTGTTTATTTCCACCAAACCTAGGATCTGAAATAAATTGTTGATGAACAGCTAAATGAGCAGCATGATTCTGGTCTTCAAACGCTTTAACTGGTTGTCCGTTTAATATTTTCATATTTTCAGATACAGGATCCATTCTTTGAGGTTCCATTTCTTCAATTAATAACTCTTCAGGCTCTGGTATGTTTAAAGCTCTAATTAATCTTTCATAAGCTTTCTTTACATCTATAATTTGAGGCGCAGACTGAGCTAATTGTAGTTCAGTTTGAGCCATAGCTATTCTTTGAGAAGCTGAAAAGATATTTGGGTCACTAACAGGTATAATATCTACACGTCCATCGAAATCCATTCGTCTTACCATCTTTTCATCGCCTATAACTTCATAAGGATATTCATTATCTAGAAATTCTCCGTTCAATTCTCCAATTAATCTTAATTCTTTACCTTGAGACATGTGTAATCTCTTATGTATAGCACTAAATACTTTAGAACCTTGCTCTATTTGAGCTACAATGCTTCCTACAGGAGCAGATGAAGCTGCATCTCCGACCATAGCATCAGCAATAGACGAAAATCTTCTACCCGATTCAGTTAAAATTCCTAATAACTGCATTAAAGTAGGCGAAGGCTCTTTAAATGGAAGAGGAATAAAAGATTTTCTTAAATCATCTCCATATGCTTCTACTTCTACCCACTCACCAGGCGATACTGTAATGTCTCCACCTTCAATTCTAGCACCTTTTGCCTTAAATCCTCCGTTTAAGTTAGCGAAAGCTGCACTATCTAGTAATGCACGTAACGCACCAGTGCTTGCATGTTGTAATCCACCTATCATATGTATTAAACCAAAGCCATAAAAGCCTAAACCTGGTAAATATTTGTAATGAATAAAGTAAACTCTCTTGTTTTGTAACTTATCGTCTTCTTTAAAGTTACGTCTTATAGCTAAAATTTGAGATGTAGAGCGATCTATAGTAATTATGTAAGGTAATTCTATCTCTTCTTCGTCATTTTCTAAATTATAATCTACATGAAACTCTAAAACTTGTCTTATATGATCAGTAGCACTACCAGTTATTCCGTCTATTTCATCTATAGTTTGTTGAACACGTGTATCTTCTCCGTCATCTGAAGGATCTGATAATTTTATGTTACGATAAAATCCAGATTTCATATATTTTTTAACATCGTTAGTAGTTAGTTTCATTATTTGAGTATATCTAGGACTTGTATCTAATTCAGTAGTGCTGTATGAAACCACTAAATCTTCAGCAGGTATGAATTTTGCGCATACTTGATCTAAAGCAGTATCGTAATAAACTTTTTTAAATGATGAACCAGCTAAAGATAAATTAAATAACATCT